TTGGTTCACTGTTAACTTGATTATATGCGGCTCGTTGTTCAATATTTGGAGGCATGGTGGTCGGAGCAGAAGTCGAGCCATCTGGTAATTGATAGATATTATATCCATTTTTATCTTTGCCTAAATATCTTGGGTCAGCCATATTATATTCCCAATGCTTGCTGTAATGTAGTAATCTTGGACAAATAAATTTGTGTTCCTGATTTAAAATCAAATGGTGGTTTTTGTAGTGTATTTGGATTGCGTTGATAAAATACCCACCATAAATTGCTATTGTCATACAAATCATGAGCAAGCAAATCTGGTCTATATTGATATGTTAAATTTATCATGAAATATTGATCGTCCGGTAATTTTGGTATAGAACGATTAACCATAACATCTAAAAAATATTGGCTATACTGTGTTGTATAATATGGACTGGTTTGATCGTAGTTTACTGGCATTACCAGAATCCTCCTCTAAGTTGATTTCCGTTAGCATATTGTTTAAGACTAAATTGCTTACTAACTTGTTCCCTAGTATTTACTGGATGTAACGTTATACTTAAATCTATTTTGGTAGGAACATATGTAGGATTAGCTAATGCAGCATATGGCACAGTAGGAGGACTACCAAACGGCATACTAGAAAGTGCGCCTTTTGCTAACCTAGCATTTGCTAATCTTTGTGATGGTGTTGCATTAACAGAATAACCATAATCTTTTTTATTATTTCTTTCTGTTAAATTAGTTAACATTTGATTGGTAATGTGTGCTCTAATATAATCAACATCTTCTGGCAAATTATATGTAAAACTACTAAGCAAACATGGATGATTATTAAATTGAAATTGTCCTAGACCAGTTAAAAATAACAATGGCGGAGGAGTTCCCCGTTGAGCATCTTGACCATAAAACATTTTTCCTGCTGAACGAAAAAAATGTATTACCGCAAGTAAATAATTTGCTTCTGCCGTATTTTGTGCTGTAAATTTTGCTGAAATTTGTATGTCACCAACTTGACTATTTTGATAGTAATATCCACGAAAATTAGAATGAGTTACATCATATGGATTATAAGTTGTTTTATATGACATATCAATTTTAGGTGTATATGGAAATATTATACCATTAGTTGCCTTCAATGGTTGTAATATGCCTGGATCAGGGTCATTATACAAATATCCAGCATTTTTTCCTAAACTCAATCTAACACGCCAGTCATAATTACTGGAATTATCGCCTAGTATTACAGCCTGCGCAGGTTGACTTCTAGCGTTTTCAACGCTTGCCTGTATTTCATTTGCTCTTGGACTTTGCGTAGCAAGCTGTTTTGCATATGTTGCTGCAGCGCCATTATTAAGAAATTCTTTTGATGAATTAGCAGCAGCTGGTGCTATAGCAGCGGCAGCAGCCGGATCCACCGTTGGATTTACTAATGATCTTGCTGCATTTGCCCTTGCTCTTTCTTTTAAACTAGTGCCAGTAGCCGGATTTCCTGCTGGAACTTGTGGATTTCCTGCTGGAACTTGTGGATCTACCGCGGGTCTAGCTGGAACTTGTGGATTTACAGTTGGATTTACAGGAGGCGCAGATGAGTTTACAGCAGAAGCAGACCCACCTTGAGCAAAAAACTGGGACCGTACAGCAGGGTCAACTGGGCTACCCATCGCTATTGCAGCTGCAACAGCTATCATTTGAGCAGGCGTCAATTGAGATCCCGGAGTCCATGGTTGTCCGGCTATTAGTGTTATTGAGGCTGTTGCCATTATATTTTCCTATATTGTTATTTATATTTTAAATAATGTACAGATATTATACTAAATAACTTGACAATTGATTAAATTGTGTTATACTAAAATTAACTTAGTAGGAGACATAACTAGTGGCAACAAAACCTGTAGTAGCACCAGTAAAAAAAGTCATTTATCTCAATAATAGAGATTTGTTAAAGCAAATTCATTTAAGTAAAAATACATATTGTTCATTCTTAGATCCTAAAAACGATCATCAATATGACATGATTTTGCCTAGTTTAAGCAAAATTAATCAACGCACAGTAGCAGAAGCCAGACGGAATCGCGCTGATCGTATTAAAAAAGAAACAAAAGTAATAATTGATCCAACTAAAATACCAAACACTGATGTAGTATTCCGTATATCTTGTTGGGAACATATACCAATTGCTCCTAAAAAAATACCCAAAAGTACCACTAAAAAGTAAAAAATTGAAGATATATTTGATATTGAATTAATTGATGAAGAAGATATTTTAGATTTAATTCTGCCAGAACCAGTTGATGACACAGCAAAAAAATATCTTAGACTTCCATTTCCGCCATTTTATCATTATAGACTAGACGAAAATAAACAACCGTATCTAGTTGGCAAAAGCCATTGGAAAGGTGATCTAGAAACAGGAGAGTTTTGTAAAGATCATGGTACCATGACTCATATACTGGCTACTATGTTCATTAAACTGTGTGATCGTTATGCTACCAGATCAAATTGGCGCGGTTATACCTATAATGAAGAAATGCGTGGTGCTGCCCTGGTACAATTGTCACAAATTGGTTTACGATTTGACGAAAGTAAGTCACAAAATCCATTTGCGTACTATACAGCCACAATTACCAATTCATTTACTCATATCTTAAATTCTGAAAAGAAAAATCAAAATATTCGTGATGATTTGCTTGAACAACATGGATTAACACCATCATGGTCAAGACAGAACTCAGGCAGACGAGAAGCACATGCACATGGACCAGTAATTAACATTTCAGTTGACGAATATAATCAAGATTAACCATTTTAATTGTATTCTACTAAGCATTAGTTTATACTTGGCATTATGACAAATCTATTTAAGAAAGTAGCGGTATGTACAGATCTGCACTGGGGATTAAAATCCAATAGTTTAGTACATAATCGTGATTGTGAAGCATTTATTGACTGGTTTATTGATAAAGCCAAGGAAGAAGGTTGTGAAACTGGCATGTTCCTAGGCGATTGGCATAATCATCGTGCTTCAATCAATTTACAAACACTTCAGTTCAGTGTTCGTGCATTAGAAAAATTATCCAAGGCATTTGATAAATTTTACTTCATTCCTGGCAACCATGACTTATATTATCGTGATAAACGTGATATTCATGGCGCCGAATGGGCTAAACATATTCCAAACATCATTATTGTAAACGATTGGTTTACAGAAGGCAATGTTACCATTGCTCCATGGCTGGTAGGTGATGATCATAAAAAAATTCAGAAGCTAAGTGGTCAATATATGTTTGGCCACTTTGAATTACCGCATTTTAAGATGAATGCCATGGTGGAAATGCCAGACACAGGTGAAATTAAAGTAGATCACTTTAACGGCTTTGAAAGTGTATATAGTGGTCACTTCCATATGCGCCAAAAGAAAGAAAATGTCACTTATATTGGCAATTGCTTTCCTCATAACTTTGCTGATGCAGGAGATAGTGCTCGTGGTATGATGGTCAAAGAATGGGGCATGGAAGACAAGTATTTTTCATGGCCGGGACAACCACTATATCGTGTTCTAAAACTAAGCGATGCAATTGACAACGGAGCAAGCATATTTCAACCCAATATGTATGTTCGTGTTGAGTTAGACATTGGTATTAGTTATGAAGAAGCTAATTTCATTAAAGAAACATTCATCAAAGACTATAAATTACGTGAAATGGCGTTAATTCCAGTTAAAACTAACTCAGTTGATACTGATTTAGCTCCGGGAGAGATAAAATTTGAGTCGGTAGATCAAATTGTTACTGATCAAATTACAAACATTGAGTCAGAATTCTATGATCCCAAGTTATTACTAAAAATTTACCAGAGTCTATGATTAATATACAGAATTTGACAGTAAAAAACTTCATGAGTGTTGGAAATGCCACTCAAGCAATCAATTTTGATCGCAGAGACTTAACTTTAGTTCTAGGAGAGAATTTAGACCTAGGTGGAGACGGATCTCGCAATGGAACAGGCAAAACTACAATTATTAACGCATTATCATATGCTTTATATGGTATTGCATTAAGCAATATCAAGCGTGATAATCTGTTTAACAAAACTAATGGCAAAAACATGATAGTATCCTTGGATTTTGCTATAGGTGAGCAACAATATCGTATTGAGCGTGGGCGCAAACCTAATTTACTAAGATTTTATGTCAATGACAAAGAAACCGAAGCCAAAGACAACGCACAGGGTGATAGTAGAGAAACACAGAGTGAAATTGAAGACATGCTAGGCATGAGTCATGACATGTTTAAGCATATTATGGCACTTAATACGTATACTGAACCGTTTTTATCACTAAAAGCCAACGATCAACGCACTATTATTGAACAATTACTTGGTATTACATTACTAAGTGAACGTGCGGATCGTATCAAAGAGCTAAATCGTACTACAAAAGATGCTATACAAGCTGAAGAAGTTAGAATTCGTGCTGTACAAGACGCAAATAAGCGAATAGAAGAACAAATTGTCTCACTAAAACGTAGACAAACACTTTGGACTACTAAAAACACTGAAGATACAACAAAACTTGAAGTATCATTAGCTTCATTACAGGAAATTGACATAGATTTAGAAATACAAGCACACAAAGATCATTCATCATGGGATCAAAAGCGTAAGGACATCAATGAACTAACTACACAAATCAGTAGAGTTAAGTTAGACATTTCTAGAGAAGAAAAATCAATCAGTAGGCTACTTTCCGAAATCAAAACACTTGCAAATCATGAGTGTCACACGTGCGGGCAAGAGTTCCACGATAGTAAGCATGAACAGGTGTTAGCGACAAAACGGAAAGAATTAGAAACCTCACAAACATCAAACAAAGAATACAACGAATTGCTGACAGATTTAAACGATGCACAGCTATCACTGGGCATATTAGGCAAATCACCTAAGATGTTTTACGATAAAGAAGAAGATGCAATTCAACATCGTGCTACCATAGCTGGTCTACAAGTTCAATTAGAAAATAAACGAACAGAGATAGATCCGTATGCTGATCAAATTACTGAAATGACTGAGCAAGCACTTGCAGAAGTTACATATGATGCGTTAAATGATCTAACTAAGGTACAAGAACATCAAGAATTCTTATTAAAATTGCTTACCAGTAAAGATAGTTTCATAAGAAAGAAGATTATTGAACAAAACTTATCATATCTAAACACAAGATTAACGCATTACTTAGATCGTATTGGTCTGCCACATACTGTTATATTTCAAAATGATCTGTCAGTCAATATCGAAGAGCTAGGCCGTGAGCTTGACTTTGATAATTTATCAAGGGGCGAAAGAAATCGCTTGATCTTATCTATGGCATGGGCATTTAGGGATGTGTTTGAATCTTTATACACTCCGATTAATCTTCTGTTCGTAGACGAAATGATAGATAACGGACTTGATTCACAGGGCGTTGAGTCTGCGTTGGGTTTATTAAAACAAATGGCACGAGAGAGAAATAAATCAATATGGTTAGTGAGTCATAGAGATGAATTGACAGGAAGAGTAGAGAATATTCTCAAAGTAATAAAGGATGGAGGCTTTACCAGTTATAATACAGAGGTGGATGTATCATAAAAATATGAGTGTTATTATAAAGACTATAACTAGTAGATGTTATGGCTTTTTGAAAACACCCATGTTGAGATACTACCAGAAGATTGTGTCGGATTTGTTTATTGTATTACCAATAACATATCTGGCAGAAAATATATTGGAAAAAAATTAGCAAAATTTAGTAAGACAACATATAAAGTAGTAAAACTTAAGAACGGCACCAAAAAACGAAAGAAAATCAGAAGCAAAGTGGATTCAGACTGGCAACAGTATACCGGCAGCAGCATAGAATTAAATAAAGACATCGAACAGTTAGGCATCGAAAATTTCACCAGGGAAATATTATATTATTGCAAAACCAAATCGGAATGCAGTTATGTTGAAGCCCGTGAACAATTTAAGCATCGTGTATTAGAAAGTGATGATTACTATAACGGACAAATAGTTTGTCGTATCCATGGCAGTCATATTAAAAACAAAATTTAAATCATCTTAGATAGGCATCTCAGTAAGGCATCAAAAATTTTTCAGTGAAATATTACTACCGCACCAACTCGGAAAGTAGTTGTGTTTACTGCAAAACTATTAAATCATTATATAAAGCATCATACAAACCATTAGACAGGCATCAAAAAGCAAAGTTAGGGGAAGCCCGAAACTATTGTCGGAACCAGTGAAACCCTGGGAGGCATCACACTGACAGCGTTTGGTCGAGACAGCTCGATCCCCGTTGAGGATTGGTGAGAGACCCAATTCGGATAGAAGAGGCGCAAGCTTACTCGGGTGTCAAAGGCAAAAGCCAACTTAAGGCAACAAATGGTTTGGGCAACGTGAAAAAGATACGACCCATGCTTATAGGACTTTGATTTATTATAGGGTTACTAGGGTTCCGTTGATATGTGAAGCTAGAGTAGGGGGTACCGGTCAACCGCCTCCATGTGTGAAAGCACAATCTCTTTATAATAGATGTCCTCAGACTCAGACGAAGAGAACATTTTTATTCACCGTGCTTACGGTGAATTATGTCCTAGTCCTAGACGAATAGTATCAACTGCAACTACTAATAATAATGAAAGAAATAAGACGAGCGTAAGCGAGTCTTAGATTAGCGAAGCTAATCTCTTAAAGGTAAAAGAAATTTAAGATATCCCTGGCATTATGGGAGTCATGTCTGGAGAAAACAGAAAACAGAACTTAAAAGAAAGGAAGTCCTGATTTCTTGGTTGTTTCCATGTTATCTTTGATAATACCACTGATTAGTTTTCTTTCCGACACACTTAGTTGTAAAGCTTGATCATAAGGCAATCCACCTCTCATATACCAGGACATGCGTAACGCCTCAAGTCTAATATCATTTATTTCCTTATCCATTTTATCAATGTATTTGGAGACACTTTCAGTATCTAATACTAGGAGGCGCGCCCGAAAAAAGTTGACATGTCCAATGTAATACTTTGTGAATATTCATTCTCACATGCATTACATTTAATAGTAACAGGTTGCATCTCTGCTTCAGCTTTATGTTCAACCACATAATTTTGAATAAGATTAAACAACTTACTATCACAATTTTTCATAAATTCTGAAATATATTCTTGTTCTGTAACCATAGCTGTTGGAGTTTTAATAGTTAAAATACTTTGGCTTAAGGCAGATACAGTCATTTCAGTCATGCGCTTTAATGCATCAGACATAGCTGTTAGCTGAGTTTTATCAATTTCACCTTCCGATGATAATGATTGAAAAATACGCTGTTCATCAAATTGAATTTTGTTGTTATCAGATAAATTTTTGTATGTCATTGGTCTAAAGTAAATTTCAATGTCTCCTTGCTTGATAGGAGCTGCGTAGTCTGGCTTTTTCATTCTATCAAGTACAGTGCGTAGGTCAACGCCGTACTCATCTTCATTCTGACAACTAGGACATGTTGTTGAAAATGTCATTTCATGACCGTAACTGGCAATACGAATAGCTACTAGTATTGAATCAATGTCAATTGAAGGAATTGCCCAGGCATCTTTAATTGCTGGCACGCAACTTTGGATGACATTGATAACAGCCTGTCCACTGAATAGAGCATCGGGTGTGCGATATGTAATTTCATCTATAGCCGTCATGGGCAGCACAGGAACTTCGCCATTTTGTGGCATTTCAATTGCGCCCTCGGGATAATAACTTCCCTGACTAGGCAATTTAATGTAAATTGAAGGTTGTCTAAAGTATTGACTTAGCGGATTCATGTTTTTTCCTTGTATAAATATTAGTTATGCAAGATCAAATGACACCAGAAGAAATTCAACACTATGTGGACGAGTATAATAGGGCGTTGGCCGAAGGAACACCTATAACTCAGGCACTTAGGGATTCGTTAAAAGATGCTTCTGTTGGTATTAAAGGATACTCTGCTCAATTACGGGCTAGTCAAAAAACATTAACATCAAGTTTATTTGATCTTACTAGTACTTTGCAAGATGGAAATGCAGGAGCTGCTGCCTACAATAAAGTTGTAACAGCAGGTGCTAAAACATTTTCAGATTGGAATAGAAATGCCAAAGATGGCAGTAATATATTAGGTAAATTTGTAGAAGGACTGGCTTTTTTAGAAAATAAAATAGCTGTATTAGCAGATCAGCAATTCAAACTGTTTCAAGATTTAAGTAGATCAGGTTTAGCTAAAGGCATGGACGATGCTTTTAAAAATCTACAAGCAGCGGGATATACAGCAAAAGAAATAGGGGATTATGGTTCCCTAATGAAACAAAATTCCACTGTATTAGCTGCAATGGGAGGAACAGCCCAGGAAGGTCTTACTAAATTTTCAAAAATATCTAAAGAAATTACAAATTCAGGATTAGGTACGCAATTTATGCGTATGGGAAAGACTATTCCTGATATTAATTCTGGTATAGCGAATTATATAAAATTCCAGCAGATGGGCGGAAGAGCCATTGAAAAAGATAGCTCTGATACAGTTAAGGCCGCTGCTGAATTCATGGTTGAACAGGATAAATTAACAAAATTAACTGGTTTAAGTGCGGATGAGCAGAATAATATTCGTACAGAAGCAATGGCAACAGAGCAATTTGCTGCTAGAACTTTTGAATTACAACAAATAGCAGCTAAAGGTGGAGAAGAAGGTAAAAAAGCTCAAGAAGAAATAGAATACAATCAAAAAGTATTGTCTACTGTTAAAGCTTTAGCAGGTCCAGCTTCAGCTAAAAATGCAACTATGTTTTTGGCAGGTGCAATTAATAATCCTGGATATCACAAATTTCAACGAACGTTTGGAGATGCTGCTGCGGATTTAAACAACGGCGGTAGAGATATTGCTGTTTTTGCAAAGAAATTTGTTGCTGATGGAAGTAAAACTGCTGACAGTTACAGAGGATTAGCTCGCGCAGGTGTGTTTGATAACAAATTTGGCTCATTCATGGAATTGTCTAGACTTCAATCAGTGAGTCAACATAATTTTATCAAAATTTTAGAAGATGCTACCTTACAACAAAAAGAACAGGCAGGTGGCAAGGAAGGTAATACATTTTTTCAAGGCGTTACTGCTAATACTGTTGAAACCTATCAAAACATTCGTGATTATGCTCAATCAACTGAAAAAATACTTGATCTTGGAATGGGCGTTGTTACATCATCGCTAGTAACATTTTCAGGAGCTGCACAACAAGCAGCAGGAGTATTAGGACAATTAGCAGGCAAAGAGGGACAACAAGGCGGCGGATCAACACTATTAGGCAAAGTTGGTTCAGGTATTATGAACGCTGTTAGTGGTCCATTGGGATTATTAACTGGTGTATTTTCAGATGGTGGATACACGGGCCATGGTGGTAAATACGAACCCGCTGGCATAGTTCATAAAGGTGAATATGTAATTGATGCTGAAACTACTAAATCATTAGGATTGAACAAAACAGTTCCTGAATTTTCAAAAGGTGGATATACAGGCGATGGCGGTAAATATGAACCTGCTGGAATTGTACACACTGGTGAATATGTAATTGATGCTGAAACTACTAAATCATTAGGTCTTAATAAAAATATTCCTGGATTTTCTGGTGGTGGATATACAGGCGATGGCGCTCAATTAAATGAAAAAATAGCTAAGGACACACGGGCAATTGCACAATCTGGACAAATGAAACCGCAAGAATTTGCTGCAGGTGAAATTAGACCTTCTCAGATATATGGACATCCTAAGTGGTTAGAAACATCACAGGCTATGAATAAAAAATATCCTGGAAATCCAGACAAAGCACAAGATGAGGCTAAACAAGCTATCAAACAAATAATTCAATTGGGTTTTGCTGATGGCGGATACACAGGCGATGGCGTTCAAATAAATGAAAAAATAGCCAAGGACACACAGGCAATTGCACAAGCTGGTCAAATGAAACCACAAAAATTTGCTGCAGGTGAAATTAAACCTTCTCAGATATATGGACATCCTAAGTGGTTAGAAACATCACAAGCTATGCATAAGAAGTATCCTGGAAATCCAGACACAGCACAAGATGCGGCCACGCAAGTTATCAAACAAATAATTCAATCGGGTTTTTCTGATGGCGGATACACAGGCCATGGTGGCAAATATGAACCAGCTGGTATAGTTCATAAGGGTGAATATGTAATTGATGCTGAAACTACTAAATCGTTGGGATTGAACAAGCCTGGAAATTCAGGTATACAATATGCCGAAGGTGGGAAAGTTGCTGCGCCTAATACATCAGTAACAAAATTATTAACAAGTACTCCTGCTATTCAAACAACTAATCAAAATTTTTCTAGCATTTCTCCTCCATCGACTGAACAGTTTAATGCCGAGCAGATGAAAAAATTAACAAACAGTCTTACTAGTTTTCAATTTGGTATGTCACAGGCTACTAATCAAATTAAAACTTCAACCAACGAATCAGCTAATATTTCTCAGGCATATTCTAATATTTTATCTGAACAAAAAGACAGCGCGGAATTGTTATCTAACAGTTTATCTGGTTCAATGCCAACAGTTGTTAAAAGTTTTTCTGCACTATCTACAACTACTAACCAGCTGTCTGAGTTAATTGAGTCATTACAGAGTAAATCAAAAGAAAGCAAAAATGATCCTTCTACCTCAATACTTGAAAGCACAAAAAATTTACTGTTATCAACATTTGATAAAGTTAAAAATATTTTTAGTTTTGGTTCTGGAACTAGTGAAGCTGCTGGTGCTGCGCCAGCTGGTGGTGCTGCGCCAGCTGGTGGAGGAGCACCTCCTAAGGAAACGCCAAAAAAATCAGCAGAACAAGCACCAACTCATCCTGCTGGTCCAACTTCTGCTTCATCTACACCCGATGCTTCGGGGGGCGCAGGTATGCCGGCTTCTTCTGGAGTAGGAAAAGAAGCAGGTGTTAAAGATTCAATATTAGCTAAGAAAGCTTCTATAGAATCAGCTATAGGTAAAAAGTTAACAGTTACTAGTGGATTTAGAGCTGGAGCAGCAAATCATGGAACAGGTGATGCTATTGACCTAGGATTTGGCGCTAACCAATTAAGTGAAGAAGAAAGAAATAAAGTTTTCACAACAGCAATGGATTTAGGATTTAATGGAATAGGTGCAGAATTTTCAGCTCCAGGTGGTGCACATATTCACTTAGATACTTCACATTCAAGTTTAATTGGATGGGGTAGTGATTATACTTCTGCTAGTTTACCTAAAGATTCTCCATTTTTAGCACAAGAAATTAATAATCGTAGATCAGGAAAAACAGATAAACCAACGCAATCTTTAGAAAAAGGTGGTATAGCATCCAATCCTGACATTAGTGCGCCTTCTGGTGGATATGAATCTGCATTATCTAGCACAGATGCAGTAGTTTCACTTCCAGACGGAAGAACAATTCCAGCACAAGTTAATGGCGGAGGTGGTAGTAGTAGCAGTGGATCAGAAGAACAGATTGCACTATTGACACAAGAATTAGAAAAATTAGATTCATTGCTAAGTGTTATGACAAAACAAAACGATATAACTAAACGAATGTTAATGCAACAAGGCTAAGATATGGCACTGTATACACCACAAGAAACAGCAGAAATAATACGCAGATTTAATGATACTGTAGCTAGAGGAATACCTGTATCCTCAGAATTGGCAAAAGAAATGCGTGATGCTACTGTGGGTATTAAGAATTTTTCTGACACATTATCTTTAAATTCTAAAAATTTAAAAGAAGCTGTATTTAACGCAGCTAATCGAATGTCTGAAGGAGCAGACGGTCTTGAAGTTTTCAGTGATACTATGGACAAAGCCGGGGTATCATTTGATTCCATGCTCAGAGTATTTCCTTCAGCGGGTAGTTTACTTGGAAAAGCAGCAAATGCTACCGGAAAATTAATTGCTGCGTCATTAAAACAAGGAGATGCGTTATTTAAAAATTATCAGTCTATGAGTAGATCAGGACTTGTAGTTGGTATGAATTCTACTTTTAAAAATCTACAAGCAGCTGGATATACTGTATCTGAAATAGGTAATTTTACTACATTAATGAAAACTAATGCCAATACTCTGGCATTATTGGGTGGTACAGCAGCAGATGGATTGAATAAAATAACTGATGTTTCAAAATCTATTAATAGTTCAGGGTTAATAGAAGAATTTGGAAACATGGGCTTGTCTGTTGAAGATGTTAATGTTGGCATTCTTGAATATACTAAATTTCAACAATTAACTGGTTCTTCTAAAATAAAATCAACCAGAGAAATGCGAGATGGTGCTAAAGCATATATTGAGCAACAAGATCGTCTTACTAAATTAACAGGCATCAATGCTGCTGAACAAAATAAAGCATATGAAAAAGCTTTGCGTATGCAGCAATTTAATAGTACTCAATCAGAGTTGCGGCAAAAAGCGGATGCAGGAGATAAAGACGCAGCGGCAAAATTAAAACGTAATGAGGAGATGATAAAAATATTTGCTTCGCCCGATCTTGCGCCTATATCTGATTCAATAGCATTATTGTTATCTGGTGCAACCAACGATCCAAATTATGTCAAAGCAGCAAGAAGTCTTCCTAATGTTGCTAAAATGTTACATGAAGGAGAAAATGATACCGGTAAACTTATGAATCAAGCAACACAAGATGCAAGAGTTACTATGACTGGCATTGTTAATTCTGCCAAATCAGGAATGTCTGGACAAAATTATTTACAAGTTCAAGCCTTGGCAGCATTATCTGTTAACGAAGGCAAAGATTATACTAAAGAATTAGAAAAAACTAACAAAGAACAAGAAGATCAGAAGAGTGGAAAACATGATAACTTGTTTTTCAAATCAAAAACTTCTGATATGACTAAAATTAAACAGTCAAATCGGGATATAGCAAAATCGTTTGATCATGTAATCAATGAGGGTCTAGGTCCTGCTACTTCAGCAGTACAACTAATGTCAACTGCAGCAGCAGAAGCTGCCAATTTTATTGCTTTAGGTAAAAAAGGTCAGCAAGGCGGTACAATGTTTGGAGGATTGTTTGGCAATTCAGGAACAGGTAGAAGAACACAAGGATTTGCTGATGGTGGTCTTGTAGGTGGCACAGGTAATAGTAAGGAATTTGGTGGCATCTCTGCACTAGCGCAAGCAGGCGCATTTAATAGTAAAGAATATTTAGGATTAGCCAGGAGTGGATTGTTAGGAAAAACGGGTAATAGTGACACAATTACTGGTATAGCTGATTATTCAAGAGCTGGAAAAGCATTGCCTAAAATTAATGAATCAGTTAACAATCGTGAATTTAATGACAAAATTTTATCATTAGTTGAAGCTCAAGGCGGTTTAGCAGCTGGTAAAAATGCAAAAATGTTTTTATCAGGAGATAATAATAAACCAATTAACAAAAATGAATTAATGAAACGAGGATTAGCCAACGATACTCCAACTCAATTACAAACAGTGGCTAAAAAAGTAGGAATAAAAGTTAATAAAAGTTCATATACTTACAATCCAAGTCAAGATTATCTTGGAAATAAAAATTCCAAATATAAAGAAGAAGATTTTCGTAAGACAGCTGATGAATTGGGTGTTAAAAAACCAGCAAATCCTTATGGCACAGGTGGATTTTCTTTAAAAGGATATGCTGATGGTGGATTAGTTGGACATGATTTCGCGGGATCTGGAAAAATTAACGAATTATACAAAAACACATTTGAAACTAATAAACCAATTAACAAAAATGAATTAATGAAACGAGGATTAGCCAACGATACTCCAACTCAATTACAAACAGTGGCTAAAAAAGTAGGAATAAAAGTTAACAAAGATT